TCATTGGAGGGTTCGTTCGTTCGAACCAGCCAATCAGGGGAGGGGGGAAGTGACGTAAGTTCCGGTCACGTGCTTCCGGTCACGTGCTTCCGGTCATGTGACTTCCGGTCATGTGACTTCCGGTGACGTGTCTCCTGTCACGTGACTTCCGGTGACGCACTTCCTTTGATGACGTATTTCCGGTTTAATTTTCATGGCAGATCGGGCGCATGCGCCCGATCAGCCTTGACAACCGGAAATACGTCATCAAAGGAAGTGCGTCACCGGAAGTCACGTGACAGGAGACACGTCACCGGAAGTCACATGACCGGAAGTCACATGACCGGAAGCACGTGACCGGAAGCACGTGACCGGAACTTACGTCACTTCCCCCCTCCCCTGATTGGCTGGTTCGAACGAACGAACCCTCCAATGAGACTCAAGGACAGCAGGACTTTTTGCGCGCCAGGAAATGGTTTATTTAAAATCAAAAGAATACAGAAATTTACAGATTCTGAGTCAAATACCTGGTACCAATCAGCCTATCTTCTACATAGCCTCCAGTCTCATTTGGAGCAAACATAGTACTTGTTCTATTTCCAAAGTTACTGGTAAATTGGATCTCAGGGTTCCATCTCTTGGAGTTTTCTTTTCTGAGTTCCCAGACCATTTCTACAGTACACTGCCCTGTTGAATACTGTGTAATGTAAGAATTCCACTTCTGATTTACATACTCTAGTGGAGGATCTGCAGGAACAGGAGTATTTTTAATAAAGACCTGGGGAGGTGGATTATGGAGACCAAAACCTCCCAGGTTTGGAGAAGGATGGGGTTTCCCATCTGTTTTGGGTATTTTAGCCCATATAGGACCCTGCAGGTAAATATCTCTGTTCTGCCAGACCATGCCAGGTAGTGCTCCCAGTACTTCTAGCTCAGCATTTGTAGGAGCTGTTGTTGTGTTTTGTTCATTGGTTACGGTCAATCCATAAGGTCTCCACCCTACACCGTTAGTTGGTGCTATTTCTTGCTCATCTGTTACCATGATGTCTGAAATTCCTGCCAGAGTACTGCCTGACCTGTAGGGGTCTTTTGCAATTCCTATTATGTTTTGAGCCGGTACACTGGAAGCCTGATCTTCTGTATGTGTAGTAGCTACTGGACCTGGTTGCAGGAGATACTCTCTGTCTTTAAGAAAAACTTTGTTTCCTTTACTCCAGATTGACCAGTTCGCATAGTTATCTGTTCCTCCACTGTATGCTCTTACCCTTTGGTCTAGAAGTTTGGGTCCTGGAAGCCAATTTCTCCCCATTGCACCAAATGCTCCTTTCACAGCTTTTTTGAACTGTGCATTCCTGCCACCATTAACCTCAGAGAAATTCCACAGGTACTGATCTAGGAGAGGATTCATTAGCCTGTCTAAATCCTGTGAATGAGCGAACATGCTATGGAAGGGAACTTCTTCAAACTCAAAACTGAATTCAAAATTATTCCCTGTTCTCAGCATCTGACTGGGGAAGTACTCTAAGCAATAGAAGGCACTTCTGTCATTGAATCTCGCTCCACTCTGGTTGGTGTGCATTGTGCAGTAGCCGTACTGGGGCAAGGCATACACATCTGAGGGGAACGGTGGCATCGTCCCCTCCGTGGCCGAGCCCAGAACATAGGGCAGCTGGTGTTCATTATCCGTGAATATCTGGATTGTAGAGGTAAGGTTGTTAGCAATAGTCTTTGTCTGGTCTTGCGTCGTGACTTCTTTAACTTGCACATTGAATATCTTGAATTTGAGTGCTTTCGGTCTAATCCCCCAATGGTTGTTGATGAGTCTCTGCCAGTCTCTTGGAGAGAAATGGCAGTGGAATCTGTTGAAATCAAAGTACCCCCAGGGGGTGCTGTATCCAGCATATTGGGTATTTGAGTCTGGGTTTGTTCCGCTTGTGATGGCTTGGTACATGTGGTTGTTGTAGCTTGGCAGGACCCAGGTTCTTGTAGTCTTGGTAATGACTGTGTCTCCCAGCCATTGGGAATCGCAATGCCAATTTCCTGAGGCATTACCCACTCCATCGGCACCCCCTGCAGAGTCGCCCATAGCTCCGCTTCCTCCCTCTGCCATGTTAGGTGCTGCCACAGGTTCGGAGCCTTCGGTGGCAGCTGCACTTGCTTCTCCTCCACTATTACTAGGTGAAGGAGAGTTTTCTTCAGATAATTTAGGCTTCTTTACTATAGGGTCGTGATCTGTTAGTTTTCCACTACTCTTTTTAGCAGGAGCCATGTTTACAGGTTCTTCTACTAGGCCTAAAGGCTCTAGAATTCTTTTTTTAGCTTGGAATACGGCTTTTCCGAGGTTGCCTCCAAAGGAGGTATCACCTTGCAGATTATCTATAAATTCTTGATCTGCGTGCTTAAATTTTATATAGGGGTTGTCTCCTGCCTTGAGCTGCTGGTCGTACGCTTTATCGTGCTCAAGCGCGACGCTGTCCGCTTTATTGACAGGTGGCCCTTTATCAAGGCCGTTACCAGGCCCAACATACTTATAGCCAGGAAGTACAAAGCCCCTATTATTGTCTTTTCGTTGGGGTTTTCTGTCTGTAGACACAGACTGAGATTGCTGGTTTGATTTTGGCTTGGGGGCTCCAGCTTTCAAATGCCGCCAAGATGCGGCTGCAGTCTCATACCAGTCTTCAAATTTCTCTAAAAAAGTAGACATAGCTATTTTGAATCACCTTTATTGTTCATTCTCCATATCATCAATAGCAAAAACATGTTCAATTTCATTCATGTCATCTTTCAGTTCATTACAGAATGCACAATCATACCACCCATGTTGATTACAAAAGTTTTCACCCAGACTCTGAAATTCAGGAAAATTAGCTCTTTCACACTCCAGGCATTCAAAAACATTCATAGAGTTATCTAAACTGTGCATAGCACAGCGTACCTGATACTCCCCACGGGTTTTCTTTCTCTTAGGAGATGTGTCCGGACTGGAAGGCAGAGGAGCAACTGAAGCAAAGAGCTCAGGGCTCGCTCTTAATATCTCCTCTAGCTCCTCCCTAGTAGGTGGAGCCCATATCTTAGGAGGCTCGGAAGGCTCATTCGCTCGTTCAGGAACGGGCTCAGTAAGTTTGGTTTGTTCATTCGTAGGGACTTTGAACTCAGAAACTACTGGAACAAGATTATCATTGGCCCATTTGAAAAACTCTTTTACCTCCTTTTTTGAAATTTTTCCAAAATTTCCTTCCAGCTTATGGGAAAGAACAATCTGGAACATTCTTTCCTCCAAAGGAATTCTGTGTTCCATTGTAGTAGAATTTCCATCCACAATCATGCACATATCAGTATTACTGGTAATTATTACAGGAGTAGGTTCAATACAAACAGACCCCTTACACTTTTGATCAACTCGTACAGCAGACCCCCCCAGTATCGCTTTTGCGGATTCCACTACTTTATTGGTCATTTTTCCCTCCTCCCACCATATAAGCATTTTATCAACGCAGTCATTAAATGGGAAGTTCTCATTAGTCCAGTTAACACAGCCATAGAAGGGTACAGCATGGGCAATAGCCTCGGCTATGTTGGTCTTTCCGGTGGTCGCAGGTCCGTAGAGCCATATGGCATTTCTTTTGTTGAATTCTCTTTTCACCCATCCGCATAGGACGCTCCCTACATATTGAGGGTTATAGTTATTCAACTTCAGAATTTGATAGATCCGATTTTTAGTAATGTCCAGAACTGGGTCTTTTCCAATCAAATAGTCTGTGGCAGTTTTTGTTAGTAGCATTTCTGCTCGGGCATTTTCAAGTGCTGCTTTTACTTGTCTGTTGTTTGAAGATGTAGCCTGAAAGCTCCGGTAGCTCTCTTTATTTTCAGTTAGCCACTGTTTTTCAGAGGTGATACCCATCTCAATGAGCCAATCAACCAGATTGCTATAGTTCTTTGCTGCTCTGTTGGAAATAAGGGGAGCTGCAGTTGAAGCTTGATCCTCCTGCACTACAGCATTCATCTCACTTTCCTGAAAAGCATCCAGTAACTCTTGCCTCTTTTGGAGGCATAAAGCAGCAGCAGTGAAAAGGGGCATATTGGTAAAAGCCCATTGTAATTCCGGTTGTTTTTTAGGAATCAGGTAATGCAGAATATAAGCAGCAGTCACGGTCTTATTTTGCCCTCCCCGTTTGGTTTTAGTTATAGAAAACCAATCCGGGATTTTTACCTGTTTCCCTTCATACACATCTCTCAGAATTGAGTCTTTAATTTGAGACATGTATCTCCCCAGAACAAAAGATCGGACATTCCCCTGGGCAATACAGCAATGCAGATGGATGTACTCACTGCCTTCTTCCAATTGAAAGAAGAAATCCGTTTCGTCCTGATTGAATTGGTTCCATCTCTGGATGAAAATGTTCTTGATTTTGTCTGCCAGAGTAACCATGGGGAGATTCACATGCTCCATATTCCATATTCCGGTGGGCTCCCAGACCCCCGTAGAAAGCCATTCTACAAAGTTAAGAGACAAACCAGGCACATCTTGATCAATATCCGAGGGTAGCCTGATGATAACTTCATAGAATTTGTCAGAAGAAATCTGAAGAGGCCTAGAAAATGCCATTTTCCTGACCTGAGGTCCGTTCTCTGTGAGAGCAGAGCAACGAATGAATGCAACCGGAAAAAGCTCTCCTTATACACTCTCCTAGATTGCACCATTTCCTGGCGCGCAAAAAGTCCTGCTGTCCTTGAGTCTCATTGGAGGGTTCGTTCGTTCGAACCAGCCAATCAGGGGAGGGGGGAAGTGACGTAAGTTCCGGTCACGTGCTTCCGGTCACGTGCTTCCGGTCATGTGACTTCCGGTCATGTGACTTCCGGTGACGTGTCTCCTGTCACGTGACTTCCGGTGACGCACTTCCTTTGATGACGTATTTCCGGTTTAATTTTCATGGCAGATCGGGCGCATGCGCCCGATCAGCCTTGACAACCGGAAATACGTCATCAAAGGAAGTGCGTCACCGGAAGTCACGTGACAGGAGACACGTCACCGGAAGTCACATGACCGGAAGTCACATGACCGGAAGCACGTGACCGGAAGCACGTGACCGGAACTTACGTCACTTCCCCCCTCCCCTGATTGGCTGGTTCGAACGAACGAACCCTCCAATGAG